CCCAGATCGCGAGCAACCTCAAAAACAAGTACGGCCTCCCGGCCCGGCTCGAGTCCAAAAACCCGAAAACCTTTACGGACCCGGCGCGCGAGCTCGAGGCGCGGATTCTGCACGACCGATTCCGCCATGACGGAAATAGCTGCTTGCGCTGGCAGGCGGGGAACGCCGTCGTGAGTCGCGGGTCCGATGATTCCCTCCTGCCGAAAAAAGACTCGCCTATGTCGCCGAACCATATCGACGCGATCGACGCGCTGATCAACGCGATCGGCGGGTACCTGCGCGCACAAGAGGCGACGCCCTCATACGCGATGCTGGTGATCCAGTGAAACGGCCCGGGCCCGGCCGGCCGCGCCTCGCCGAGGACGGATCGCCGTCGGTCGATCTCCATATCCGCCTGCCGTCGAAAGCGTTCGATCGGGTGTACGAGGCCGCGCAACAAGAGCGGGTGAGTATGCCGGAATACATCCGGCGCCGCCTGCGCGCGGCCTCGCCGCATTTGTTCAAACACCCAAAATAGCGGGATCCGCGCGTCACCCGTGAGACTCACGGGCACCCGTGGATCGCGCGTACGCCCTCCTCGAGATCAAGGCCGTCGACGCCGAGGCGCGCCGGTTTACCGGGATCGCCTCGACGCCCGAGCTCGATCGCCAGGGCGATAGCCTCGATCCCGCCGGCGTCACCTTCAGCAATCCGATCCCGCTCCTCTTTCACCACGATCAGAAACAACCGATCGGCCGCGTCACGCTGGCGAAAACCGCCGACGGGATCACCTTCGAGGCCACGATCCCGGCGATCGCCGAGTCGGGCGCGCTGAAAACGCGCACCGATGAGGCCTGGCACTCGATCAAGGCCGGGATCCTCTCAGGCGTCTCGATCGGCTACCGCGTCGTCGGCGACGGCGTGAAGTACCTCCAGGGCGGCGTCCGCCGACTCACCGCGACCGAAATTTTCGAGTTGTCCCTCGTCACGATTCCGGCGAACCGGAACGCGACGATCTTGACCGTCAAATCGTTAGCGGCGCCTGCGCGCCCGAGGTCTGCTATGAAAACGACAACCGGCGAACACGTCACGAACCTCGAGCACAAGCGCGCCGCGCACGTCGGACGCATGACCGAGATCATGGAAACCGCCGCGGCCGACGCCGCGACGCTCACCGACGAGGCCGCGACCGAACACGACGAGCTCGGCCTCCAGGTGAAACAGATCGACGCGGATCTCGTGCGCTGGCGCGAGCTCGACAAGATGCAAGTCGCCGCGGCCGTGCCCGTGCCCGAGACGCCGAAGGGCGGCGGCCTGTTTATCGCCAACCCGCGCCCGGTGATTTCAGTCAAGGCGAACGTCGAGCCCGGGACCGGATTCATCCGGTACTGCCAGGCGCTCGCGGCCTCGAGGGGCAACGCGATGCAGGCCGTCGAGTACGCCAAACGCTGGCACGACTCGACGCCCGAGGTCGAGCTCGTGCTCAAGGCGGCCGTCGCCGCCGGCACGACGACCGACGCGACCTGGGCCGGGCCGCTCGCGCCGATCAAGCCGCTCACCGACGAATTCATCGCCTACCTGCGACCGGCCACGATCCTCGGCAAGATTCCGACGTTTCTCAAAGTGCCGTTCAACGTCTCGATCGCGGCGCAGACCGGCGGCGGGACGTACGGCTGGGTCGGCCAGGGCGCGCCGAAACCCGTCGGGAAACTCGCCTTTGCGACCGTGACCCTCGGGATCACCAAGTGCGCCGGGATCATCGTGATCACCGAGGAGCTCGCGCGCAATTCGTCGCCCGACGCGGAATCGGTGATCCGGCGCGATATGGTCGCCGGGATCGCGCAATTCCTCGATCAGCAATTCATTGACCCGGCCGCCGCGGCCGTCGCCGGCGTCGCGCCGGGCTCGGTGACGAACGGCGTCACGCCGATCACGACCGCCGGCTCGACGCCCGCGAACGCGCGCACCGACATTCAGGCGATGGCGAACGCCATGACGGCGCTCAACATCTCGACGGCCGGCGCCTATCTGATCCTCTCGGAATCGAACGCGCTGGCGCTGACGAACGCGCTCAACCCGCTCGGTCAGCAACTATTCCCGGGCATGGGCCAGCAAGGCGGCACGATCATGGGCTACCAGGCCGTCGCCTCACAGGCCGCCGGCACGACGGTTGCGCTGATCAAACCGGATCAAATCCTCTACGCCGACGACGGCGGCGTGACGATCGACGTCTCGCGCGAGGCCTCGCTCCAAATGGACTCGGCGCCGATGGCCGTGCCCGATGCGACGGTTGTCCTGACGAGCCTCTGGCAAATGAATTATGTCGGGTTGAGAGCCGAGAGATTTGTCAATTGGAAAAAAGCGCGGACGGGCGTCGTGCAGTACACCGTCGCGACGTATGCCGCCTAAACGTATGACCGTCCTGCGGGACGGGTATTTCGACGGCGCGTACCGGCGGCCGGGCGATGTGATCGAGGTCGAGGAGGCCTGGATCGAGTCGCTCGAGCAGGCGCGGTTTGCAGAGGGGGAATCATGGCCGGCGACTCGCTCGACGTCACCGCTCGGATCTATCACACCGAAAACGGCGTCGCTCACGACGAAGGCGAAACCTACGCCGTAACCGATCGCGTCCTCGCCGAAACGCTCCGCGGGATCGGGTTCGTCTCGATCGAGGGCTGGACGGACGCGCCGCCGCCTGAGTCCCTACCGGCGACCGGCGCGACCGCCGGGACGCCCGGCACGTTTACGCCGGCGGGGTGCGTGATCCCGGCGACGCTCGCCGCCATGACGGGCCTGGCGGCGACGCCCGCGACGGCCTGGACGACTGGCGAGTCCGTCGTCCTCGGCGACGCGAGCGAGGCCTCCTGGGACGGGACCGCCTGGATCGCGGGGCCGGCCGCCTAGGCTATGGGAATCCTCGACGCGATGCGCGCGCGCCTCTCGCGGTCGAGTGCGGCCGCGACGCCGGCGGCGAGCGCCGGATCGGGCGCCTGGTACCCGATCGTCCACGAGCCGTATCCGGGCGCCTGGCAGAACAACGACGCGCTCGTCCTCGACACGCCGCTCAGCAATCCGACGGTGTTTCGGTGCATCTCCCTCATTAGTGGCGATATCGCGAAAACGCCGCTCAACCTCGTCGCGCTCGACGACGACGGGATCTGGACCGAGACGACGTCGCCGGCCTTTTCGCCCGTCCTCACCAAACCGAACCGCTACCAGACGATCGGGCAATTTCTCGAGCAGTGGACGATCTCGAAATTGCTCTATGGGAACACCTATGTCCTGAAGGATCGGGATCTGCGCGGCGTCGTCGTCGCGTTGTACGTGCTCGATCCGCGCATGGTCAAGCCGCTCGTCGCGCCCGACGGCGCCGTGTTCTATCAACTCTCGCCGAACCTCCTGGCCGGCCTGCCGAACGGCGAGCTCGGCGTCCCGGCGCGGGAGATGATCCACGATCGCTGGAATTGCGCCTATCACCCGCTCGTCGGGATCTCGCCGCTCTATGCCTGCGGCGCGCAGGCGAACCTCGCGAACCTGATCGGCAACTCGCAGATTAATTTTTTCACCGCCGGCGGCCGGCCCTCGGGCCTCCTCGTCGCGCCGACCGAGATCGACGAGAAAACCGCGAAGCGCCTCAGCGAAACCTGGCACGGCCTCGGGCCCGGCAAGACCGCCGTCGTCGGCTACGGCATGAAGTACCAGGATATCGGGACGAGCGCGGTCGACTCGCAACTCACGACGCAATCCGATCAGGCGACGGCGATGATCGCCGGCTGTTTCGGCGTCCCGATCTCGTACGTCGACTCGAGCAAGCAACCGCCCTACGCGAATAGCGAGGCGACGCAGTTGCAGTATCAGAGTCAGTGCTTGCAGGTGCATATGACGGCGCTCGAGTGCGCCCTCGACGAAGGCCTCGAGCTGCCGGCGCCCTACGGGACCGAATTTGATATCGACGCCTTGATCTGGATGGATACGGCGACGCGCACCAAGGCCGCGCACGATACGATCATGGCCGGCGTGTTGTCGCCGAACGAGGCCCGGCTCAAGTACTTCGGCCTCGGGCCCGTCGACGGCGGCGAGACGCCGTACCTCCAACAACAAATGTATAGCCTGGCGGCGCTCGCGGGCCGGGATCCCGCGGCGCCGAACGCCATGTCGGCGCCTGCGGCCCCTGCGCCGTCGCCCGAGCCCGCGGCGTCGCCAGATCCGACCGAGCAACAAGTCGCCGCCGCGATCGGCGAGCTCGCCGAGGCCTGAACAATGGCGCCCTTAGATTTTTCCCGCGTCACCCTCGCCGGCCCGCTCTGGACCGTCGACGAGGTGAAACCGCATTTACGGATCCGCGATGCTGATCACGACGCCGATATCGGGCAAAAACTCGACGCCGCCGAGGAGGCGATCGTCGCGTATCTCAAGACCGCGGCCGATCCGACGTGGGATGCGGATACGGCGCCGCTCGCCGTCAAACATGCGGTCCTCATCCTGACGACGCATTTGTACGAACACCGCGGCGACGATATGGCGCCGAGCGCGTCGGGCTCGACGCCTGACGCCGATGTGTGGCAGGCGATCGCCCGCTTGCTCGCCATGTACCGGGATCCGACGCTCGCATGACCGCGATCGGCCAGTACCGCCACGTCGTGAGCCTCGAGAACCCCGGCGATCCCGCGCCCGACGGCGACGGCGGCTATACCGAAACCTTCGAGGCGCTCGATCCGGCCTTCTGGGATTGCGCGATTACGCCGGCCTCGCAACGCCTGAGAACGCTCGAGACGCTCGCCTCGTCGGCCGTCCTCGCCCAGGCGACGCACGTCCTCACCGGGCCCTATCACGCCGGGATCACGATCGAGACGCGGATCACGTTCAACGGGCGACGGTTCAATGTGATCAACGTCGCCAACCTCGAGGAGCGCGGGATCGAGACGCAACTGCTCGCCGTCGAGGTGCTCACCTAATGGCAAGCGTCACCTGGGATGGCCTCGACGACCTCGAGGAGGAGCTCGGCAAGCTGCCCGAGGATCTCGCGCAGGCCGGCGGCGCCCTGGCGACCGAGAGCGCCGAGCAGGCGGCCGTCGAGATCAAGGCGGCGTATCCCTATCGCGACGACGTGACGCATAAGGCGTACGCCGCGAGGGGCTGGGCGACGCATTTACGCGACGGCGTGATCGTGCGCGAGAAGCGTCTCGACTACGGCAAGGTCGTGTACCTGATGAACACGGCGCCCTATGCGTACGCCTATGAGAGCGGCCGGCGCAAGGGCAAGCACGGCACGACGCCGGCGCGGCCGACGTTTATCCCGATCCGCAACAAGTATCAACGCGGGTACATCGAGGCGATCGTCGCGCTGCTCGAGGAGCGCGGCCTCAGGACAAGCGGCAGTGCCGAAACCTGATACCTCGGCGATCGACGCCGCGCTCGTGAACGTGCTTTATCAGGACACGACGTTGAAAAGCCTCGTGCCCGACGGCGTGTACATGGACGAGGCGCCGCCGAACGCGCAACGGTTCGTGATCGTCGCCCTGGCCGACGCCGTCGATAACGCGACCTACGATGCCGGCCGGGCCTTCGAGGAGAAAACCTATACCGTCGTCGCGAAAATGCTCTCGACGGCCGGCGGCGATATCAAGGGCGCGGCGGCGCGGATCGACGTGCTCCTCGAGGACGCCGCGCTCACCGTCACCGGGTACGCCGACGTGCGGGCGCGCCGCGAGCGGCCGATCCGCGAGACGGACGTCGACACGGTCGATCCCTCGCTGCGCTGGTTTCACCGCGGCGGCGAGTACCGGGTACATGCAGCTATCACCTAAACGAGGGCCCGAACGATGAGTATCAAAACCGGCCGCTACGGCAAAGTCTCTTACGATCCGCTCGGCGGATCGGCGCTCGTTCAGATCATTTCGATCAACGCCTGGAAGGGCTCGTTTGCGACCGACTACGAGGACGTCTCGTGTTTCGGTGATACGAACAAGGTTTACATTCCCGGCCTCATGGACATCGGCGGATCGTTCTCGGGGTTCTGGAATTCGGCCGAGCTCACGCTATTCAAGGCGGCGATGCAACCGAGCCCGGGCGCCTTACAGTTGATGCCGAACACGACCGAGCCGAGTTTTTTCTGGTCGGGGCCCGCGTACATGTCGGCGGATATCGATTGTTCGATGAACGCGCCGAAAGTCACGGGCACGTTCAAGGCGGCCGGATCGTGGTCGGTACCGGGTCAGGTGATGGCCACCGGCGCCGGGCCGGGCACGGGCCTGGGCACGTTCACGCCGAGCGGCGCGACGCCGCCGCAAAACTTCGCCGCGCTCTCGACGGTCGTGGCGAACCCGGCGACGAACTGGACGACGGGTCAGTACATCCAACTCGGCGACGGCTCGCGCGCGAATTGGACCGGCTCGGCGTGGGCCGTCGGGGTACACGCCTAAGACCGTGTTCACCGAAGGGATCACCCTGCGCGGCCTCGAGGCGACGATCGTCTGGGGCTACCGCACGGCGGCCGTCTGCAAAGAGTGGACGGCCGCCAGAACACCAGGCGGCCTCTGGACGGTACGCGCCCAGGTCGCGCGGGCGGATCCCTTTTCACTGAAACAAGCGGGCCTCAAGTTTACGGCGCCGCGGATCGGCGGGCGGTTTTGCTGGCCCGTCGTCGCCGTGACGCTCGCCGGATCCTCGCTCGCCGGGCAACTCGGCCCACCGGAGTCCTAAATGTCGCGTTTCGTCCGACCGGAAACCACGACGATCGCCCTGAGCGGCGGCGACACCCTCACGATCCGCCGACGCCTGAGCGCAGGCGAGGCCCGGGCCCGCACCGAACGCTGGACCGAGC